GAAGTTATTCGAGCGCGTCAGCGATTTATCATACACATCTGCCGCCGTATAATATACCGATTTGGCATAGCCTCCCGCAAAGACGGCAAAGTCTTCAACAGACGCCGCCAAAAGACCGTATCGCGCAGCGGAAAGGTCGGTTGCCGCAGAACGCGTAAGCGATGCGTTATACGCGTCAACAATTGCTTGAGGTGCTACAGGTTTGCCGGTTCCGCTTTCATTATACGTACCGCCGCCGAACAAGGCATAATTTCCCGCCTTTGCCGCGGCAAGGGACCAGCGACCTTGGCTTAAATTGTAAAGGTTTGTAACTGTCAGTGATGAATTTACCGCACACATTTCATCTTGACGGGTGGTTGTACTGCCCTTACACCCTCCGCCATATATAACATAGTCGCCGAGCGATGTTGCTGCTATGTTTTCGGTATTTGGCCATTCAAGCCCTCTGTTGAACGTTTTGTGCGTAAGCGACGCGTCATATGCGTCCGCAGTACCGCCATAATAGCCGCCGATAATGAACGCGTGATTTTTACCTTTTGCGCCCGCGCCACTGTGTGGGGTATCGTAGAGGTCAGCTGCCGTTACCTTCGTAAGCGAGCCGTTATACACCTCTACCGGTCTATAGTATTTTTTGCTTGACATTCCGCCTGCAAAGATTACATATTCGCCTATACCCGCCGCCATATGATTGTATCTGCCATAGGTAAAATCCTCCGCAAGGCTTCTGACAAGCGATTTATCATACGCCGTCACTTTAGAAGCAACCGAATCAGCATCGCCATTGCCGCCGAATACCGCATATGTATTTGAGGATGAGGCCTTACATCCTTGCGGTGTGGCAAGCGGCTGAGATGTCTCGCCCCAATATTCGGGTTCGGTCGAAAAGCACGGTCTCGCCACGCCGCCTATGCCGATGTATGCCTTTTTGATTCGCCGTGCAAGTCCGTTTACCCCGACATACGCCTTTTTGACCCGCCGCGCCGCCGAGTTTACACCTACGTAAATTTTCTTTGCCATTTTACCACCGCCTATTCGTAAACAAAGTATAGCTTACCCGTTGCGAGCGCGCTTGTCCCCGCCGTAAGGTCGGTTGTGCTGTACGAATACGCAGGTGCCTTTGCGCTAAGGCTCGAATCCAGATTATCAAGCTTCGTTTTATATGTTGAAGTAAAATCATTGGTGGATAAGCCTTTTCCGCTGACTTTATCAACCTTACCGCTTAAGTTTGTATCGAGGTTGTCGAGCTTGGTTTTGTAGTTATCCGTAAAGTCGTTCGCAGACAGCCCCTTGCCCGTAACCTTATCGACCTTACCGCTTAAATTTGTATCCAAATTATCAAGCTTTGTCTTGTAAGCAGATGTGAAATCATTGGCGGATAACCCTTTTCCGCTGACCTTGTCCACTTTGTTGTTGTTTAAAATTTTACCCTGTTTTGCGGACAACGCCTTGCCCGAATCTTCCGTTGTTAAATTGTCCGCGATTTGGGTTTTATTATCATCAACATACTTCTTTGTTGCGGGCTGATAGTCTCCCGTTGGCGTAAAAGCGGTTGTGTTGGTCTTTGTTAAAACCTCTGTTTTGTCCGCCTTTTTAGCAAGTTCCTCTTTAAGCTTTTCGTCGAGCGCAGTCCAGTTCTCATCCTGCACGGTTATATTAGCCGCACCGTCAAGTCCCGGGGTCGAAAACCCGTAATTTTTTGTTTTCTCAGCCATCATAACTCCTCCTTATTCAGAATGTCATTCCATGTATAACCGGCATCAAACAGTTCACGCCACGTCTTCCCCGTATTTAACACATCTCGCCACGTTCTGTATTTATACTTGAATTCAACAGCAAGGTGCGCCGGCATTATTGTTTTAAGCTGTTCTATTATACCTTCCATATTATCCGGCTTGCCTATTATGTCCGTAAACTCGATCAGAACGGTATAATTTGCCGAATTCTCGATTATATCTACACTTCCGCGTGTATACGCTTCAACGATAGCCTTCACCCGGTCTTTGGTGGTTGCGCCAATCTGGCGGTATCTTGACAGGACGCGGCTTCGCCGCTGTGTGAGCGTCAGATTTATGTTAGTCTCGATTCCGACCGACCTTTCCCATTCCTCAATCCATTCTGTTGTAGTCATGATATTTGATTCATCGGAAATTTTCTCGGAAGCGGCCTTGAGCCGGTCAAACTCCTTTTCAAGTGCGTTGTTTATAGTCTTCATCAATTCGGACTTTTTATAGTAGACCGGCTGATACTTCGACAAGCTTGTCATTATCAGTCACCTCCCGAGATTTCCACGGTACCGATAACCGCAATTTGACCTTCATTTATTGATATGTTTTCCGTACCGCCGTTTAAAGTGTACTCACTATAATAATTCACACCGGGAAGTCCTTGAATAATCGAGCCTATCATTGTATACGGAATCAATCCGCCGCTAAAGCCGATGTTTTTAAGATACGCGGTTAATTCTTCGATAAATGTTTCCTTTGCGGCCGATACGCTGAACGCACCGTCAACATTTAGCTTTGCCGCAACATTAATTGTTACGCTTTCGGCGGACACCACCGTTACCGTCGGGCCTATCAGCCTTTGCTGTTCTATATGTGCGGCGACAGCCGCAACAAGCTCATCGCTTGCCGGTTCCATAGCTGCGGTTGCTATCACAACCTTAACCGTTCCGGGGCCATTCCATATACCGTAACATTTCGCCGCGCCGACACCGTCAACCTCGCGCGCCCATTGCTCATACTCATAGACATTCCCCGATGTTACCGGGTGGTCTAAAAAGTAGTAATATCGCTGTCGGTATTCGCTGTCGGTTTCTGCATCTGTTCCGCCGGAAATCGGCTCTGTATTTATGACCGACAGTAAGTTTTCGGGCATAACCGGGAAGTAATTGACCGTTTTCGCCGGGGCATTTCCCGATTCACCCGGATATTTCGCCCTTATCGGCACGGCCGCACTTCCGGCGGAAACGGTTTTTTCCTCTGTGGTTTCATAGAGAACCCTGCCGTGTGCGACAAGCGTTCCCGTCGGAATCACCGTGCCGTCCGTTCCCGTAATCGTAACCTCTCCGTCGGCATATGTGGCGTTCTTTCGGGTGTAGCCCAGCTGTGCAAGCAGCTTGTCGAGGTCACTTCCGCTCGCTTCGCTTATCAGGTTCTTTCCAATCTGTGAACTAACTATATCGTATGCTGCCTCAAACTCTATCGCCGAAGCGGCTAAAATATCATACAATACGCTTCCCTCATCTGTATTGTACTTGGTTGGAATTTCAGCATTCAGCCGCTTTAAAACGCCTGCCGCCGTTTTATCTATAGCCAATCAGACTACCTCCTTTATACTTTCGGTTCCGTATATTGTCTCCGCTTTAAATTCAATAGTAACAGCCGCACCGTCACGTGTAACCGAAAAACTGTTGATGTCCGTCACTCCGTCAACCTTGCCGACACAATCCTTAACGATTCTCTCGATTTCCGATACGATGAATGCCGACGGAAGCGTCTTTCCGACAAGATAATCTTCAAATTGATTGCCATAGCCGCTGTCGAAATACGCGGCATAACGATTTGCGGCGGTGTGCAGAACCTTTCGGATACGATTTATAAGCGCGGTCTTTCCTGTTATCAGTATAATGTTTCCGCTTCGCGTTGTATCAATTTCGTTTTTATCAAAATCGAAAGATATGTCATATTTCACAGCACATCAACTCCGATCACAAGATATTTTTTTCGCATATTGCTAAGCGGAAGCATATACACGCATTTTTTCAGGTACACATAGCTTCCGTCTTTGGTCTGCCTTTTGAGGTCGATTACACTCGCTATGCCATCGGTATTCAAAACAACCTTTTCATTAAGCCTTATCTTAATATCCGGAAGCTGTTCAACAATACCCAAAACAGGCGAATAGCCGGGGTCGTTATCCCGCTCTTTTAAAAGCTTTGCCATTTCGTATTCTGCGTTCATTGTGCTTCAATCCTTTCCAGTTCCACTGTCACGCTGTGACGGCCCTTTTTTATTTCGTGCTGTGCTGATGTTATCTGATACTTCATATCATCGACAGTTATAACATCACCCGCTCTTGTGTAATCGGTAAGTTCAACCTGCATAGGGAAGCTTCTTGTTGACTTTTCACGGTTCAGCTCATAAAGTTTTGCCTGTGCAACATCATTCGGATTCGCATTCTCGTCATCGAGATTTACAACCTCTTGCAGAAAGCCGTATCTGTTTATGGCATCGCTGTTTCTTGATACTGCAAGAACCGATGTGTCGGATATAACCTTTACCGCTGTTTTCATATCCTCTATTGATGACGATACCGATTCGGTGCCGCGGTGCTTTACGCTGTCTTTAAGCTCTGTGTTGTCGGACATACGAAACTTAGGCATAACTTCAAATGCACCTATTTTATAGACGCGTATTCCGGTGGGAACGAAATCAAAGTTCCAGTCACCGCCGACCTTATTTTCGAGGATGTCCCACAGAATCTCGGAAATCGGTTTATCGATATAAATTTCGTCAACGTAACAGCCTTCGAAATCCACCGGGTCAATGTATGCAATAGGAATCGACAAATCCGACAGGATTTTCTCAACCGCCGAAAGAGCGGGGATTCCCTTAAACTGATACGTGTCAGAGCATTTGTTAAGATGGTGGCCGACATCAACGGCGGTATAGGAATTTGTGTGTCTGCCTCCCGTATCATCGGAAATCACAATACCGCGGAAAACCTCGCGTATGACATCCTTCTTCCGCGTGAACAGACGTATTATCTCGCCTTTCGGCGGAATGTATATATTCTGATACCTTGTGTCTGTTTTAGCCGTGCTGAAGCTCATACTCGTGGACAATTCTTTCTTTGTGTTTGCCCACGAAATAGCGCCTACGGACGGCGTTATATTCCGAAGCTCGGCATATACGGTAATTTCATCTTCGGGAACAACATCCGGCATACGGAAAATCGTTCCGTGAATCGGAATTTTTTCGTTTGAATCAACAAAGTTCGCTGTTTTCCCCGCACCGCTTCCGCGCCATGCGGGCTCGGTTTCGGATGTCCATATTCCCGTTATCGATGCGTCATATGTATTACTTCCCGTATACTCGTTAAGAGCAGCCGCAAAGCCGCTCTGCCAGTCGCTTTCACGGACATCCGCCTCGATTTCAAGCATATTGCATGAGATAGAATTACTTTCGATATACCCCGGCCCGTCAACGTGATATGAGTGTGCCGGAGCCTCGGTATTCGTTTCGCGGTCATCCTTTTCATCGCCTTTGATACAGATGATTTCCGTTCCGTTATCAAACTTGATTTTGACAAATGTGCCGCATGGGCCGTAATACGAGCCGAGCGCAATAATGAGAAAGTTGTTTTTCCACACTCTGAGCTTTGTTTGATGTGTAGACGCATTTTCGCCGCATGAGACTTTATAATTTGTTGTTTCCCGGGCTGTTATCTTCCAGTACCTTTCATACGTCTTCGCTTTAAGAGCACGCGCATTATTCGGAAGCGGCATCTCTCGCCAATCAGCAACCCAGCCGCCGCTTCCGGCATATGAAAGATTAAGACTTTTTATCAGCGCGTCCGAGATTGCCTTTGCTATAGCTTCTTTATTATCACTGTATTTCTGCATATCGGAAGCCGAATCTATAAAGCAGACCTCAAGAAGCGATGATGTAGTACCGCCGTTTTGAGCTTTATCCGAATGGCTGAGAACGGCTAAATTATGCGGATGTTCTTTCACTCCGTTATTTTTAAATCCTCCGGCAGACGATACCGCTTCGGCAATAGCCGTTTCAACGGCGCTGCTTTCTCTGTTCTTCGCACGATAGACGGTCGTTCCGTTTCCGCCTCCCGCATCAAAGTGGACAGAGAGAAAATAATCATAGTCGCTCCAGTTAAATTCCTGACTTCCTAAATAGTTATACAGGTCTCTTTCATAGTCCCACACGGTGACCTCGGCATAGCCTAAGAGGTTAGCCTCCACCATTCGGACAACCTCGCGTGTAAGTTCCGCTTCTTTATAGCCGTTTCCGCACGCCCCCGAATCGTATGTACCGTTTTTGTATTTTCCGTGACCCGGATTTAAGAATATCTTAGGAACATCCGCACTTCCGGTCGAGCCGGTTTCGCCGTCATCCCACGTCATTTCAACAACGGTTATATTTCCGTCGTATGCACGTGATGACCGCGTGACCTTGTTTCCCGTACCGTTTCCGTTTATTGAGGTAAAGGTATTTCCCGAAAACGATTCGACCGCCGCCACGTGCCTTGCCCACGAATGGTCTGCGTTGAGGCCGACCAAAATCAGGTCTCCCGGCTTCGGCGTATAGCCGTCACCCGATTTATGGAGTGTTCCGAATTCCGAAAAGCTGCTTGCGGCGGCTGTTCCGCGGCGGCTGTCGCCGACCGCATCGAGCCTGTTATTTATGAAGATAGCACACCACGGCTGTCCGCCCGTGTTGTACTTCCCGGGGCCGTTGCCTACTTCTGAGGCACAAGCCTCAACAAACTGTTTTGCCGTTGCCATTTTGACCCTCCTACAAGATTCCCTTTGCCTTCAGCACGCGGTAAAATATAGTTACTACGCGTGCCATGTCCTCCGTGAAGTCAAGTCCGTCTCCTGTTCCGTTTATATACCCTGCTTCCTGCAGCTCGGATATTGCCTGATCATAAAACGGTCTTGCATCGTCTATTGTTTCTATTAACTTTCCGCCTGTCAGCGAATCTATTTTAGCGGACAGCTCATCAAGCCGCCCGCTCAGTTCTTCATACTGTGCCAATGTTAAATCCTCGCTTTCTGTGTCGATTAAGGGTATTTCCTTAAACGCTATATTGTAAACAATATCCCCTGTTGTACCCAGCTTGTAGTCAAACTGAGTTACTTTAACCGCCATATTTATCGGCGTACCGGATATAATCAAGCGTATGGGAAGCTTTCGCTTTATCCACATATCGATTTTATATCCGTATTCCCACACATCATCAAAGCGTGAGCAGCGGAGGAAGGGGTAGTCCTTAGACGGGAAGAAACAATCCCATGCTATAGACTTAAGCCCCGGAGCGTCAATAAAGCTCAGTTCCTCGCCCGTCACCGTTTCAAAGGTCTCATCGCCCTGCGGCTTTTGTACTGAAAACTCAGGAGGAATCACCGGAAGTTCCATTACCTCTTCGCGGTTATTGACCGACAAATATATTCTAATCATTTAATCACCTTCATCCTGTCACTTTTTCAATTACATATTGTCTAAAATCTCTTTTACCCTTCTGACAAAACGTTCAGCCGAATTTGAATCATCCGCATTAACGGTTACGTAAAAGGTATTGTTATATGTTCCGCCGCCTGCCGCCATGCCTGCCGGAAGCGGTGTCACACTTGCCCCGCGGGGAAGTCTCAGCATTTCCGGGCCTCTCTCGCCTACGATTACATTTCCGGTTCTTTGTATAACGCCGCCCTTTGCAAGCATAGGAATATTGACCTCGGAAAGTCTTGAAATGCTTACGCCGGGAATGGCATTTATTTTATCGACCGCCCAATTTATGCCGCGGATAAAATTGTTAATCAGGCCGCCGGCAAAGCTGAACACAGCATTAAGTGTCGACCTGAACTTTGCGGATATACTTTCTGAAATCGTTATACCTACGGCGTCAAACATTTTTTTGATTGTGTTCCAGATATTCTGAAAGAACCCTGCTACATTTGAGAAAACGGCTTTTATGGCTTCCCACGCCGCCGCAAAGGTATTACCGAACCAATTTACAACCGCCCCAAAGACGGATTTTATGCCTTCCCAAACGGTCTTGAAGTAAGCTCCCCACGTGCTGACAATTCCTTTTATGCCTTCCCACGCACCCCGCCAGTCACCGGTAAGAACGCTCTTTACAACCGAAAAGATACCGCGGATAGTGTTCCACACCGCGGTGAATAACGCAACGGCCATTTTTATCCTCGCCTTAATATAGGCACCGAGAATCCCGAATAGGCCCTTAAAATGAACCGAAACAACCGAGAGTATTGCCTTTATATTATTCCATCCCATAACGAAATACGGCTTCACGATATTCCAAAAGGCTTTTATCGCGCCGAGAGCCTCGTCAAACGCTCCTTTGACCGCCGCAACAAGCGGCGAAAAGGTTGTCTTGACACTGTTGTATACCTTTGAAGCAAAGCCGTGCACAGCCGTCAGCACCTTAGCAATAAAATTATAAACCTTGGTGAGAATAGGAATCATCCAGCCAATGGCAGTCACAATCCCCGGAATGATATGGTCCTTCATAAAATTCAATGCTGGCTTCACAAACGACCAAAACGCTTTAAAAGCGTTTCCCATTGCATTTATAAGCTCGCCCGTTTTTGAAAAATTTTCTCTGTTTTTATCGAACGCCTTTCTTATATTTGAAAACACGCCCGATACAAAACTGTGTACCGCCGAGACAGCCGGAATGATATATGTATTTATGATATTTCCGACCACAGGAGTGACTTTTTCCAAAACGGTTTTTATTCCGCTGACCGCACTTTGAATATACGGCGTGATTTTACCTATCGCACTTTCAACCGCGGATTGTATTGTCGGAAGCTTTTCGGCAACATATTCCGTTACCGTTGCGACAACGGGCAGGAGACTGTTTCCTATTGTCGTTTTGATTCCGCCTATGGCGTTTTGTATGCGGACAAGCTGTCCTTCTTTGGTATTCGCCATTTGCCCTGCCAAATCACCGAAGTTCTGTGTCAAGACCTCAACCAACGCCGCTGTTTTCTGTGCATCGGTTCCGTTTTTGATTATCTTCGCCTGTGTGTCTGACAGCACAACACCGGCACGAGTCAGTGCGCCGGTCTGCCCCGAATATGCCTTGCCCAGCATATTCGCCGCCTGTATCATTTGGTCTCCCGATACTCTGACACCGTATTGAGCGACAGCAAGGTTATTGAGTGATGGCATTAGCTTCTTGACCGAATCAGCCGACATTTTAAATGAGGCAAGCTGTGAAGCACCCATTTTCTGAGCCGTACCGCCTATACTTGTCTGTTTTGAAAGCTCCTTACAATACGCGGCAACACCGTCCTTTGCTTCCTGTGTTATGCCGGGTATCTGTTGCATTATCGTGTTTAATCTTACGTTCGCCTGCTCGGCTGTTTTCGCTTTGTCTATACACTCTTTAGCCACGGAGGTGACCTTTTTTATGCTGACATACGCGGCGGCCACACCTATCACTTTTTTTGTCAGCGATGCAAGTCCGTCACCGGCAGAGCTTATAGCCGAGCTGTGCTTTTTAACACTTGCCGCGTTATTGTCAAAATTTTTCTTCAGGTCTTTAATTCCCGATGAAGCTTTTTTTACGTTTGTAAAAAAATTACCCTCGCTTAAAACGAGGGTTGCGCCTATTCTCGGGTTATTTTTCGCCATTTCTTCACCGCCTTATTTATTTTCTTTTGCCGCCTCTTTGATTTCTTCCGCGGTGAGCTCCATACTCGCCGCGTAAAAGCTCCGCGCGAGCGGAGAGAGCGAAAGTATATGCTCAGCAGGGATTCCCCTTTCGAGGTAATAGTGAAGCATATACAATTCTCCGTCCGCTTTTATCAGTTTTTTATCTTATCAACGGTTCTGACACTTCCGTCCGCATAGCCCGCCATTTTCATAAGATGCTGTGCTATCCTCTGAACCTCACCCGGCTTGAATATTTCAAAAACAACCTCATGCGGTGCGCCACTCACTTTAAGCTCCGCCGCCTTTAAGTTCGGTTCACAAATACTCTGATAAACAAGGTAGGCATTCGCGCTGTTCTCGTTTGCGCCATCGCCGTTTGCAAGGTTTGATGAATCCTCGATAAGCGATATTGACGGTTCCTTTACCGTTATCGTTCCGCCGAGGGATTCTATATAAAGCTCGTCCGTCTTGGGCGCGTGCTTGTCACGCTCTGACTGTTCCTTTCTTCTGATAAAATCATCAAGCGTTAATTTTTTCATACTTTCTTTTGACATAGTTTTATTTTCCTTTCTTTTATCGTACAGCCACGCTGTCTAAATAATCAAACGATGTGAAGCCGCCCGAGAATTCATCCTCGGCTGTCTTTCCGTTCTCGAATTTAAGAAGCGACAAGTCATTGAACCAACAGTTATGAAGGGCCACGCGCTCAGCGCCGAAAGCGTCGGGGTCATCAAGCTTATAGATAAGCTCCGACCTCGTATCCTTTCCCTTTGAGAACGCCTCGGCAAGAGCCTTCGCCCTTGAATAAATCTTTTTAATTTTTATGCTGAACTCACCGCTGACACCCATCAGCTTGCTGTCCTTCCACATATCACCCGAAAACGTTACATCCTCACGGTCGGTTTTGATTGTTGCTTCCGCTGAGTTTACTTCAAAAACAATCTGGTTATCCCAGTATACATATCCGTGTGTGCCGCTCATCACGCGCGGCGCGGTCGGTTTTGTTGCCATAATTAATCATCCTTTCTATTAACTTTTATCGGCATATCTTAAATATAAATGGTGAAATACAAATCCTCTATTGCGTCTTGCATCTTTACGTTACAGCCGACATATACACGGCTGCCGGTGTTCACCTTTTTAATATCATCATCGCTGTACTCGGCATATGACGGGTCTATACCCTCCAAATATGCACGCTGAGCGGCAACATCGATGTACGCTTTGTTATCAAACTCATCATATAATACACCGTCGCGTGCAAGTCCCGACAGATAAACGTTCACCGCATTGACGAACAACAGCTTGTTATCATAGCTGTTCGCCTCACCGATATAGTTTTCTTCAAAACTCTTGCGTATGTCATCGCACATAAGGTCAAGGCCGTCCATAATCTTAATCTTTTTCATATCCTCGGTCTTGCCCCCTCCAATTGTCTTAAGCGAGTTCACAGCCCGGCCGAGCTTGATATTTTCACCGTCGTTTATAAGTATCAGCTTTCCGCTTTCAACGTCCGTGTCGGGGTCTGTGCTCTCGGTTATGCTCGAAACCTCGGGGAGCACAGTATATGTCGCACTATTGTCTAAATCTGTTCCGGCAAGTATTCCCGCAATACGACAGCAGTATTCTGCGGTCGTGTATGTCTTTTTGCCAACGGCTATATCATCGGTGGCAAAGTTTATTATTCCTTCGCTATCCGCCGCCGTGTTCGGAAGAACCGCCTTGAACGTCAGCCCCGCCGCGCGGTTATTCTTTATCCACGTTTCAATCTCGGTCACTTCTTCGGGTGTTGCGCCCGGTACGGCGAGGTAATTCCACTTTTTCGTTTTAAGCCGTGTAAGCGCCTCAGTCAGATTACCGCTTGCCTCGCCTATTCTCTCAACAATCACCCTTGCCGGAGAGCCGTCAAACGTTTTTTGTAAATAGTCGAGGTTCGCGGCGGTCCAATGACTTTTTACCACCGATGTCATTTTGGCATACACAAACGTGTCCGTCTGTGATGTGTCGTCTTTTAAAATCAGGGCTACAACACCGCGCCCCGAACGGGTAACCGCGGTTGTCGCCGCCGCCTTTATTTCAATTAATAATTCAGGCATTCCCATAATTAATCATCCTTCCTGTTATTTGATATTTAACCTAAGTTCCTCTATAAGAGGCTCGTCTGTTTCGATATTCTCATACATTTGTTCGATTGTATATTCGGTCTCTGCTGTTAAAACCGATCCGCTTCGCGAAAGCTTAATGTCAAAGGTTTCAATACACCTTTCCTCAATATCAAGCGGATTGTGCGCAAGAATGTTTTTAAGCATTTTTGCGGTTTTAAGCAGTTCTTCGTTGGTTTCAACCCTCGGATAGTAAGTTATGCTGACAGAAAATGTGTCCTCTTGTATAAATTGTCCCGTGCGTTCCCACTCGGACGGAAAGACCTCAACACAGCAAAACGGCTTTTTCGCGCCGTCCTGTGCCTCTAAGGCAATAACGTCAAAGCCGCCGCTTCTGAGAATATTCCCGACCGCTCTTTGTATATCTTCACATTCAATCATAGCTGCACATCCTTCGTGATTTCATCCATAAGCTTTTCCACCGACCTACCCCAGCGAGATTCCGCTTGCTTTAAATTCCCAGCAAGAACATAGTTTCCGGGAACAAATCCAACCTTTTTGGCCTTAAACTTACGCTTTTCAAAAAGGCTTTTATTTGCTAATTTACCCATTTTTGATTTTTCTGTCCTGTACCGTCCGTCAAGGCTTCGTGTTCTTTGCCTTGTCACCATTTCGTGTCCAAGCTCATATAGGTGGGCGTGATTCGCATCACTATACACCATACCGACAATATATTTACCGTTTTGGTATTCTTTCGGCTTTTTCTCTTTCCACGTTTGTTTTAATGGCTTATCTTTTCCGCCCTTGTGTTTTTTGTTGCTGACGGGTGTTTGCTGTTTAACAGCCTTTTTCACCTGCCGCGTTTCCGCCGCAAGCATAGCGGTCGCTTTACTTTCAAACTTTGATTCCATCTTGTCAAATGCCTTTTGAAGTTCATCAAATCCGAATACATCCTTAGTCTTCCTTGCCATAAGTATCAACCTCCGAACAAACCAGTTTAATCTCACGGTTTCGTGAGTTCAAGTTAAGCACAGAAACAATGTCAAACAGACGACCCTTAAACAGAATCTTAAAATCGCTTCGGATTCCCTCTGCATATCTGATTTTTATACTGTATGTGGTCTCGGCTCTGAGCTTTTGCGATTCCTCATATTCCCTGCCGGAAAGCGGAATAACCTGTGCCCATACTGCATATTTTAAGACCGACTTTTCGTCCGCACCAACTAAATATATCGGTGTCGGAACACCCTCGGTCACAGTAAGCTTCGGAAGTTCCTGCGGATCATTCTTCCCGTATGGGCGAAACGGCGCCCACGCGGGCACCGTCTCGTTTAAATTGTTCGTATATGTATATCCGGGGGCAAGCAACACAATTTTGTCGCGCATATCACCGAATTTCATAGTTAGTTACCCGCCTTGCCGTTGTTATCGGTTGTTTTGGTATCGCCTGACGATTTGATTTTTGCAAGAATTGCACTAACTATCGCCGTTTTTGTGCTCTCCGCCGTCACTCCGGTAACTTCAAGCTCGGTGCAAAGTTCAAGGAGCTGTGTTTTTGTGAGGTTTTTGAGCGTTGCTGCGGATAGATTTTCCGCTAAGTTCTCGCTTGCGGCGGTGATTGTCAGCGGTGATACCGCAAAGCCGCGAATCATAATAAGTGCGGCCGAATCAAATATCCGTCCGTCAAAACGTTCGACACCCTTCGCCTTAACGCTGTCGGTTTCAAACGCCCCCGCACCGATGTCAGTAAACGAAATACCGAAGTTTCTTCGTGAAAACATTCTGTAAGCCGAATTAAAATCACCGAACATCACCACTGTCTTGTTTTCCTCATCGGTAAGAATGATGTCCATAACCTGCACCGGGAAGCCGAGAAGAACATAACTGTCTTTCTGTCTCGGGTCGGGCTGGAGCACGCTTCTGCCGTCCCCGTCCTTGACCTCTGCGATTTTTGCAAAAGCAAGAGAATTCATAACCCACTTTGCATTTGCACGGTAACCGCTCGGGAGCGACAAATAAACAGCACGGAAAAAGTCGATTGTAAGTGTCTGAGGTGCGCTGACCTCTGTATAAGCGCCCGCTGTGGATATAAGACCCTGACAATGCTTCTCGCCGCCGACACCATATAATACCTCGTGATTTTCGGTGATTCTTGCCGCGTCAGAAAGCCAGTTTCTAATCTCCGCCTCAAACGAAACAAAGCTGTCTTCCAAAAGCTCGCTCGATACCGTCATAAGACCCGCAAATTTATGCTGTTTATAAGTTTTCGGCTCATACTCCGCATTGTTCATCTCTTTGATTTCAGCGTATTCCTCGGTGTTATAAAGCTTGTTTGCGTCACCCTTGCGCCAAATTCTTGTACCTGTCGCCGATGTAACATTTTCAACTGACACGAGGTTGCGGACAGATTCCTTAGACTTAATGCTTTCAAATATTGTCTGAGACAGGTCATCAGGTACGGTATAGCCTCCGTCCTTCTTAGAACCTTCGCTGTACTTGTCTCTATACTCGGTTATCGCCGAATTGATAACTTCTTTTTCGGAATCCGTCAGCTTCTGACCCGAAATCGCCTTATAGAACAGCTTTGCGTTATATTCGGTCTCGCCGTCTGCGTTTCCCTCCGGATTCTTGCCGTCATCGGGGTCGGTGCTTATTCCTTTGCGTGCTTCAAAAGCGTTTTCGGCTATTGTGAGCAAGTTCCTGTACTTGTCGGCTTCTGCCTTTGCGCTCTCTGCCGCTTCAACATCACCGCTTGCTACCGCCTTGTCAATATCGTCAAGCGCAGCTCCCAGCTTGTTTCTTAACTCTCTCATTTCATTACTCATTCTGATACTCATTTTTTTACCTCTTTCTTTATATAAATTTTTAATTTTTTGCTTTTTAAAATCAAAATAATTTTGTTGAATTAATTGCCGTCCCCTGTTCTGCCCTGCCTACCACGGCGGCATTGTAAAAATTATTTTGATTTAATAAATGGACACAATTACCCTATTCCAAAGCCGTGCCGGGCCGCATCCGAATACGCGGCATACTTTTTAAGCTCGGCCGGCACCTGTGCCGCTGTTGGTTTTTTCGGTGTCAATATGTTGTTATAGCCTTTCGGCACGTTGTATGTGTCCATATACTTACTGTTACATGATGCAGCCGCCGAAATTTCGGGAGTAACCTTAACATTTGAAAAAATCTCAGCCGCATCGCTTCCGGTCAGCCACGTTTCGGCCGCCATAAGCTCTGATATTTTATCCTCGGTCACTCCGTCCGCCGCTTTCTGCATATATGTTGCAACAATACCGCTGTCAAGCTTATCAAGCGTATCGGCAAGGCTTCGCATATCGTCAGCGTTTCCCATTGCCACCGTCCACGCCTTATGAATCATCATAAACGCATTTGACGGAATAATAATTTCATCGCCCGCCATAGCAATAACCGATGCGATAGATGCGGCAAGGCCGTCAACATATACCGTCTTGCGTCCGGAACAGCTTCTCAGCATATTACATATAGCGACCCCGGCAAACACGTCACCCCCGCCGGAGTTAATGTGAATGTCAATATTGTTTCCCCCGATTTCTTTTAAAAGTTCGCTGACATTCATCGGATATTGGTCCTCGTTCTGCCAGGCAGCCCAGCTGTCCGATACAATGTCACCATAAAAAAACAGCTCCGCATGGGAACCGTTTTCACCGTTTTTAAATTTACAAAAATCATAAGTCAATTTTAAATCATTCCTTTCGTCCGAAAAATCAAAATAATTAATTCCTATTAATTTTCCTTTATCCTCTCGTGCTTCTCAAGCGTATCAAGGGTGGTATAGTTAAGGCTTGCATAATGCTTGTCGCCGAGCTCGCCAATGCCGTTCATCTCTTCCATAGCACGAACCTCGTTTATAGTCAGCACGCCCATCTGTACCATCTTTTCGTAATACGCTATGCGTTTTTCAGCACTTCCCCTCATTCCGGCAGAAATATTGAATTTCGTGTAATATTTCCGCTCATCTTTCAGAAATAACGAAAAATTGTGCGCTTCCTCGATGTTTATACAGTCGGGTGCGACAACATCCTGAATGAATCGGTCGTTAATTTCCTGAAGATTTGAGTATTTCTCCTGTGCAAGTCCGATTGCTGACGGCGGAACGTCAAAAATTGCCGCTATTTCCTTTGCGGTCAGCTGTTTCGATTCGATAAACTGAATATCCGTCATCGGGAGCGAAATATCCGCCCACTCAATTCCGTTGTCGAGTATGGCAATCTCGCCGCTGTTTCCACCTCCGCCGTACAGCTCCTTCCAACTCTTTTTAAGTTTTTTCTTTGCGTCATTACTGAGCGGCTGTGTCATTTTAAGCGCACCTTTTTTTACCGCTCCGCTTTCATAAAAGCCGCGAAGGTGCTTATCCATTTCTCTTACAGCCTCAATTTGCCCCCTTGCCACAGCGAGGGGAGAAATGCCGCGCTTTCCGTCCGCCGACAGGTACGGAATATAAATAACCTCATCCTCGGTATACTGCTGTCCCCGGTATGAATACACATATTCGTCCTTATTGAGAAGCTTCTCAACCCCGACCTCCTGCGACTTCCACGGAATCAGTTCGGTTATATTCCCATATGCATCGTATTTTTTGTATACAACGCAAAAACCGCGCGTTAAGACGTTTGTCATTATGAACTGTTTATACATCGTCGGCGTTTGATACTTATTAGGCCTGCGCTCTAATAATTGCCGAATCGGATAGTCTATATCCGCCCGAAACCGCTGTTCGGTTTCCGCTCCCTCGCCGTTTTTTATCAGTTCCTTGTGAAATACCTGAAAAGGGAGCTTGGCAAGCATCCTCGCACGATAATTCACACAAGCAAACACCGTTCCGACCGAAAAAAGCGCACCGGCCGCCGACGGCGTCGCCTTATACCGCTCGGCAAGTTCATCCATAGTCAGCCATCCGCGCATCGGCTCATCTTCCGTAATCAGTTCATCTTCTGGAACAGAAGCGTCCGAATGATTGCTGAAAACGCTTTTTACCTTGCTGAAAATTCCCATTTTCTCACCGTCCTTTCTTATTTTTGGGTACAAAAAAAGCGCCTTATCAAAAATGATAAAACGCTGATAAATTTCTTGACAAATTATGATAGATTTTGTATAATGTGTGTTGCAGATAAAGAAATGGAAAAAGTAGAGCGGTTGACCGCCATTTCGATTATTATAAGTCGGGAATGGAGGTGATACTCTTTTATGGAATACATATTATACCTAACAATTCTGTTACTTATAATCATTTCAATAAAAAAGTAAACCGCCCTCTGCCAATGGATAACGGTTTACTTTAAAACAGTTATTTTGGTCAACCGTTTTGCGGTAACCTTTTCTTTTTCTGCTTTTATTATACCATAATCAATTTGTTTGTCAAGCGTTTTTATCACAAAACATATTCATCCGACATAATGGTTTCTTCTAAGTTTACATATGTGTCGGTTATCGCTCTGCTGTGTGCTGTTATCATTGCCGCCGCAGGGTCGATTCTCTGTGTTGTCTTTGACTTGTCGGGTCTGATATTTCCGTTTGAATCGGCAGAAGCTACAACATTTGATACCGCCCAGCGCAAAACGGGGTCGTCAAAGTGTATTATTTTCCCTTGCACCGCAAGCCGTTCCACATCCTTCATCGGCTCTGACAGAGAATAAACGCCCTGTCGAACCTCAACACAAGTGAATCCGTCATTTTCCATACGCTGACCGAACTCTGACGCGTTCCACGGGTCATAATCTATCTCAACAATGTTATACTTCTTTGCCTGTGCCTTGATATATTCCATTATCCACTCCTGTTCGATAACCTCGCCCGGAATGGCTGTCAAATACCCTTGTCTGACCCATGCCGAATAAGGAACGCTGTCTTTGCGTTCCTTTTCAATCATTGTTTCCTCCGGAATAAAGCTGTGCTGAAGAATCGCATAATACCCGTTTTCAAGCGGAAAGTCGAAAACAACCGATGTCAAATCGAGCTTTGCTGACAGGTCAACACCGCAATAACATCGTTTGTGAGACAAATCAACATCTATTCCGCTGCCGCTTCTGTTCCACTTGTCCATATTCATCCATTGTGTGGATGATGAAACCCACATATTCATATGCTTACAGGCAAACTGATTATAAGCCGCGGGAATCTCCCGTGCTTGGCGCGCTTTAATCTTTAAATCATTAATCTTCACCGACACCCCGAGATTCGGGTTCGCTTTTATGAAATTTTTCGGATCAAGTATGTCATCCCCCTCATCCGGCTGTGCTATGTAGGCGAAAAGCGTGTCATCCTCAAGAGTACCCTCCAAAACCTTTTTTGCATACTCATACCGTTCGTGACAAATTCCGTTAGTGTTAAATCCCGCGGTTGTAACAACCCATATAAGCGGTTGGGTTCGTGCGACCGTTCCGCCTTTTAAGATGTCATATACCTCACGGTTCTTGTGTGCGTGCAGTTCGTCAATCAAACCAACGTATACGTCTTTGCCGTCAAGGGTTCCCGCTTCCTTTGAGACAGGCTCAAACTTTGACGCGGTAGACGGCACACTTATATTATTTGTGTAGACGTTCATAAAGCTTTTAAGCTCGGGCGATTTACTCACCATCTGGCGCGCGGTCTCAAAAATAATCTTTGCCTGGTCGCGCGATGTTGCCGCCGAATAGATTTCAGCGCCGCTTTCGCCGTCAACGGTCATACAGTAAAGCGCCGTTGTTGCCGCGTCCGTTGATTTGCCGTTTTTCTTGCCGATTTGTTCGTATACTTCCGAGAAACGCCGCTTTTTATCCGATTTGCGCTTCCAGCCGAATACACAGCCTTGTATAAAGCATTGCCACGGCTCGGGATTAATCGGCTTTCCCGCGCAGTCACCCTTATAATGACGGCAAAGTTTATAAAATTCAAGTCTGATTTCCGCCGCCTGCTTATCATAATAATAAGGGTAGCTCTTGCGCGCCGACTTCTTTAAGTCGTCAAGATGGCGTTTGCACGCAAGCTTTACAAGCTTACCTGCGATAATCTCGCCCGCAAGAACCATTTTAGCGTATTTTGTCGGTCTGTCCATCGTTTTCTCTCTTTTCTGTGTTTGTATTTACAAGCAACCTGTACCCTTGCGCTTGCCCATTTGCCTAAAGCGGCACCGCTTGCCGCCCCCTTGCCCTAAAGGGGCGATGGTTGCCGCTGACAGGGGGAATTTATACTCCGTTCCCGCCGCTTGCTTTTTTAATAAGTGTAAGCAGCGGGTTTTCTTCATCTTCAAACTTTTCCGCCGAAAGATTTGCCCGCGAGGCAGGCGTCAAACCAAACTCCTTTGCAAATTTAAGCATATTTGTCATTGCGGTATTTGCAATGCCCACAGCGGGGTGTTGAATTGTACAGCCTTTTGATGTGACTTCGGTCAGACCCTCGGCACGTTTCATCTTTTCGGCATTTACCCACGTGTCAACGTTTTGACAATACGCACAAAGCGCCATATAATCAGCGTCGGTCATAAGTCCGTTTTTGGATAGAAGAGGAAGAACCCGCTTCCACTCCTTCTTTGCATATTTGCCGAGCCACGGCGGTGCTTTGTTCGTCTCTTCGGATAATCCGTATTTCGGTTCGTTATCGTTAAGCCTTCTGTTACCGGGGTTTCCCTCAAGTATTTTAAGCGCCGTCGGCTTGGCGGCAGGTCCTCGGCTTCCCATAAAATCATTCCTTTCTTTTTTTCGTTCCCCGGTCGAAAAGGGGTGCCGGTTTACGGTTGCATTGGCTCCCTTGCCTAAAGGGAGCTGTCAGCGAAGCTGACTGAGGGATTTATACTCCGTCACCGAGACGAAGATGCTCAATCATCCAGTTCATTCCCATAGGGATAACCGATGACGAACCAATCTCTTCGCGGTTTTCGTAATAATGCATTGCAAGTCTTTGAACCGCCAGACGGTACAAGTCCTTATCGGTATCTCTCGGCACGCCCGAGGCTTCCAAAGTATCCTGCGCCGCACCTATTAACTGCTTAATTAAATCGTCCTCATCATTCCAGTCGATTTTCCCGTATTGTTTGACAGAGGTTAGATAATCTTTTTCCATAATAAAATCACCTTAAAATTATTTTAATTTTTAATTCCGCATTCCGCATTCTGCATTCCGCGCCTAACCCCAACCCAAAAACCTGCGTGCAAAAACAGATGGTTAATGCGGCGGTCAGGAGCAGAAGCACAGTTTTTTTGACCCCCGGGGGGTGCTGCACCGATAAATCAATATTTTGCGTGGCACTTGTTGCACAGCGGTCTAAGGTTTGACTGAACAAGGGCAAGCTCGGGATAATCTCTCAGCGGTTTAATGTGATGTACCATATCGGCACGCTTTAAACGCCCTGCGGCAAGGCAGTCTTGGCATAATCCGTAGTGAGTTGCAATTGATAACGCTCTCGCCTTTTGCCACGCCGCCGACTTATAAAAAGCGTCCGCTTCAGCGTTGCGCTTGTGCGTGTCATATTCCCTTTGCCTTACTGCTTCTCGCTTTTGTTTTTCCGCTCTGTGCTTCTTGCAGTACGTTTCCCTCGTCAGTATATGGCAGCCTATCTTGCGGCATTCTCGCATAGGTTTTTGACCCATTTTGATACACTCCTTTTAAGTCCGTGACATAACCATAATGTATATTGTGTTTGTATTTTAAAAACAACCTCCGTACCGCTTACGGCAAGAGGTTTACGCAATTTAAAAACATATACACAAACGTTCGTATATTATGTTTACATCACTATATTTTAAAGTTAATCATCGCCTGTGTTACGCGCTCTTTTGTCACGCCGATATAAGTCAGCGTATCACGCTCGGCTGAATGGTTTAGCCACACTTTTATTGTGGCTAAATCCTTGGTAGAGTTATAATAATGATAGGCACAGGTCTTGCGCATACTGTGCGTTCCGAGGTTTAAGCCGTACAGCTCGCCCTCGTAATGCAGCACCT